ATCTGCAGGAGCTCCAAGGTCCACGTCTCTGTAAAAACCATTCACTTGTTGTTTTCTTAAATCATTCTCTTTGGTTTTAATTACATGGATCACGGCCGTTGCATCTTCTAAAGATGTTGCAGAGTATGGTACAACCAAATCTTCTGCAGGTACAAATTTAGAAACTGCTCTGCCTAAAAGATCATCATAGTAAACTTTCTTAAAGGCAGATCCAGCAAGAGGGAGGTAAAATAACAATTGATCGAACTCAGGTTCGTATTCCTTCATCTGATCCATCAATTGATAATTCATAAAATCTTTTACTCTAGTTGATTGCATTTCTTTTTCAGGAGTAGGCACTCCTATGATTTGAGTTCTAATCGGTCCATCTGCTGGAAGTAATTCTTTGTAAGCTAACGCTTGAAACTGTGTAACTGCTTCAGCTAAAACTGGATGCGTTGCACCTGCAGCTCCAGCGAACGGTTCTGTTTTATCTTCGTATTTAAATCCTAAAAGATCTAAACCAGTTATGTAAGTGTGTTCCCATTCTTTACGAGACTCTTTGTAGTCCATGTAGTTTTGATTTAATTCTGAACCTAGAGGACCTAATATTTCCTCTGGTAATAACTCGGCTAAATTGTCAAAGTGGTTTTCACTTTGTGCTTGGTTAAATGCTCCAGGTTCAAAATTAATTTCTACACCGCCATCTTCAGTGGGAGTAATTTCTGTTTCACCAGCATTAGGTACTGATTCATTAATCTCTTCTTGGACCTCGACTTGTTCCTCGGGCCCTGCTATTTCAACCGATTTTCTTATTTCGGTTAATGCTTTGTCTATTTCTGCCATTTATTTTCTCCAATTTATCTTGTTTATATGCTTTTGGTTCATTAATCAAGCCTTGAGGATCAGGGCCACTTAATGGCGGGATTTGATCTCTTTTTACATGAGGCATGTTTTTAGTAAGGGTTGGATTTTTATACTTACTAGGATGTTTAAATACGAACGTCATTACCAGTAAAATTTCTTTTTTCTTTTGGGTTGGTCTTCTTCTTGATAATCTTCAGGGTGATCTATAAATCCGCCTTGTCTGTATCTTAACAGAGCCTGTGTTGTACTGTCAACTAAATCATCATGATCACCATATGGAAACGCTGCACACTCTTCGACAAGCTCTTGTGCAAACTCTTGATCGAGAGGCGCCCAAATTTGTCCGGCTTCAAACAATGGAGATACGGCATTGACTCTTGCAATTTTATCTTGACCTTTACTTGGTGTAAAATTCATTGCAGGAATTCCCATCTGTCTGAGCTCATACATCAAAGGGAGTCCAGATGCTTTTGCTTCAATGATGACTGTTTCAGGATTCCAATATTTATATTGCTCGAGTGCAACACGACGAAGTTCTGGAAACTCTAAACGTTCCTTATAAGAATCTAATAATATTAATTGACGAGGCGAGTCTTCATTAGGACGAAAAACTCCCCAGGTAGTAATAGCAGAATAATCTGCAGTTTCTTTTTTTAAATATGCGGTATCATAACTTTGAATGGTATGTTCGATGTGAGGTAAATGTTTAGACTCCCAATTTTTCCACCACTCCCTTTTAATGAGAGCTCCTTCTTCTGAAGTTGGGTTCTGCATATATTGCGCGTTCCACTTTGCAACACCCGCAGATGCTTTAACAGAATTTAAATCTTCTAGCTTCCAATACTCTGGCCACACAGGTTCACCTGAAGGTAAGATCGCAGGGAACTCTACGACTTCCCATTGATCCGCGTTCTCGTTGCTTTGTGCGTTTAACAATCTTTGTGTTAAATCTTTTGTAGACCATCTTGTCATAACCAAAACAATACGACCTCCTGGTTGAAGACGCTGCCTTGGTCCAGATGTATACCACTCCCATGCATTATCAAATGCTGAAGGTGAGTTTACATCTTGCTCTGAATGTGGATCATCAATGATGAGTAGATCAGCACCTCTCCCGGTCACCGCACCTTGGACACCGACTGCAAAGTATTCGCCGCCATCAGATGTATTCCAACGTCCTGCAGCTTTACTATCTTCCTGGAGTCTTGTTTTAAAAATTTGTTGATACTCTTCTGAGTCAATTAAATGTTTTGCTTTACGACCGAAGTTTACAGCAAGCTCCGCTGTGTGAGTTGCTTGAATAATTTTTAGTTTAGGATTCTGCCCGATCATCCAAGCAGGGAGAAAGAACGACGCGAATTCAGATTTAGTATGCCTAGGCGGCATGTTTATAATTAGACGGGTCAAATCTCCAGTTGCCAATCTATTAAATTTATCTGAAATTTCTTTGTGATGGGACCCCTCTATAAAATCTGGCCACATCCTTTTTACAAAAGATAAAAAATTAGTTTTAACTTGTTTAAGTTCTTTTCTTTGATGTCGTTGTATAATCTGTATCTTGAGCTTCCTTCGCTCAATCGGATCTTCTATTTTATTAATATCTTCAACAGTTAGCATACATTTCAATATGGGTGGTAAAGTATTATACATAATTAACTATCCAAATCAAACACTATAGGGTATGTCTGGGACCCCTATAATTTTAAGGGGTATTTGCGTAAACATAAAAAGTTTGAATTCCGATATAGTTCCTTTAGGGTCCCCTTTCTTTGGGTGGGTCCCGCCCACATGCTCTTCTCTATGAGCTATGCAGTTTATGCATAGGATAATGTAGGATAGGCCATGCAAAAACTGCATGGCCATTTTTCCTTAACGAAGCTAGTTGTTCATTTGTTTTTCAATCCTTTCTACAACTGTACTTAAATGCCTAACCATAAACTTATGTCGAGTACATTCTTTTTGTATTCCTCGGTTAGTAATTTCTATTTTCAAACCAATGTGATTTTTAAATAGCTGTCGAAGATCCGAGTTACTTGGATCACCAACAAAGTAAGATCTATCACCCCAACAGAAATCTAAATATTTAGTTCTGAAAAGTATTTCATCGACAGTCTTTTCTGTAATTTCAAAAACACCAACTGACATCATCAACCAACCCAAAGTGTCAGCTTGTTTTTTGTGGTCGTCTTTTTTGAAACCTTTATCAAAGTGTTTCAAGTTTTCGTAGTGTACTATTAACATCGTATTCCTTTCGTTAAGTTGAGATCCAGGGGTATGATTTGGGTAACCCCTGGATCTAGTTATTTATTTCACCAAATTAGAATAAATAACATAAAACCCATTATGCACAGCAATCCTATAATGTCCAACACTAAATTAAAGTTATCCACATTTTTTTTAAAGTGTGTCTTTTATGCAACACATTTTTTTCTTTTTTTAGGGTGGGCCCCGCCCACATGCTCTTCTCTATTTTTTCTAGTGTGGCGTGTGTGTGTTAATCACACGCCACAAGTTATTATTTATTTATCAAATTTAAACTCCATTTGTTTTTGTTTTGCGATCTTATCAATACGATCAAAAGCACGTTGTAATCTAATTTGTCTATTTTGCTCATCAACAAATTTATTAGTTTCACGCATTGACCACAGGCCAAAACCAACGATTGCAAGCAACCCAATTATAAAAAATAATTCCATAATTATTTTACCGCGATTTGCAACAGCTGATCTGGAATAGCAAGTTTAATATCCGCGCTTGCCATTTCTTTTTGCAATGTCTTAACAGTGGAATTGATATCACTTCCAGTGTGGACAATAACTTTACAATTATCTCTTTTTTCTTTTAGAGCATGATAAAGTTTATGTCCTTTTTTAATATGCTCTTTAGCTTCTTGATAACAAACCTCATCAAGTTTATTCGTAAAGTATTCAACACCGTCTTCTTTAGCATTAAAAGAAGAGAACCCAGTGTCCCATTGACGCGCTTTTGCCAATCTATCAAGTCTATTAGAAATAGTATTAGCCATTTGATTAACCTTATCTAATAGCTTCTCTTCAACTATTTTTTTAGTTCTAATAAAGTTTAAATATTCCTCATTAACTTTATTAAGTTGCTTGAGGTCTTTATCAACTCCACACTCTTTAGCAAAAGTTGATTTCTTTTTTTCAGCAAGTTTATCAGCTTCAAAATGTATTTCTGAATTGATTTGTTCTTGCTTATCATAAAACTTGTCTTTAATTAATTCTTTAAAGAATTCAAGTTCATTACTTCTTATTGGTTTCATAACTGTATTCCTTTCATTGTTAAGTTATAAATATTCTTATAGGTTATTATAGGATATAGTCAACCCCTAAAAAACATTTATTTTTATTTTTTTTATATGGGTGGGCCCCGCCCACATGCTCTTCTCTGATAAAACCCAGAATGGACACATTAGTGCTTGATTATCCTATAATAACCTATATAGTGTAATTATGAATAAATTTAAATTCATGGATTGGTCAACTTTCGAAAAGCTTGTTACTAAAGCTAGACGATTAAAGTTGAACAGAGGATCAGACATAAAAGTCTGGGACTTTGATGCAATGAAATTGTATCCAATCGTTTTATCGATCCCGCACAATGATGGCGCAGAAGTTCGTTGCCAGGTTGGGTTGGAAAATGGTAGCTTTGTTTTTTTAGACATGTTACCCAAAGACTTCGGTAAGTTGAGATCGGTTAACTTACCAGCTTAAGCTTAGGCTAGGGGCGAGCAATCGCCCCTGCTGATCCCTGGTCGCAGAGTACCATTACAACGGCTCAAGTTATGAGAATAGCGTAGGCGATGAATTGTAACCTCGAGGGATGCGACCTGGGATCAGTGAGATTGTTATGGCTAGCCCCCTAACGGGTCTCGTTCCACTGATTGGATTAGTTGTGGGCGGAAACTTGGATATGTAGTTCTGCAACTGATCCCTGGTCTAACAGATTGTATCATTGGTGATCCCGATAATTTTAGGGGATCTGTTAGACTTGGGATCGGCACAATCGATCGAGCAACGCGCTCGGGCATGGAACCTGTTGTTAATTCTACC